CCTGGCGATTACTCGCTCTACTACCTTGGCTCTTATAACGAGGAGGATGGTTCGTTCGATACCGTCTACCCTCCGGAAATGTTGGTTCCTGCTACGCACGTTTTTACTAAAGGGGTGCAATGATGGGTCGCAATCGTTCCGTGGATGTTCACCGCTTCGCGATGGTTCCGCGAGCGGAGATTCCCCGCTCTAGCTTCAAGATCGAGAAAATGCATAAGACTACCTGCGACGGTGGTTACCTCGTTCCCATGTATGTCGATGAGGTGCTTCCCGGAGATACTTTCCGCCTTCGCATGACGTGCTTCGGGCGTATGGCTACGCCTATTGTTCCGATCATGGATAACTTGCACCTCGACACCTTCTTCTTCTTCATTCCTAACCGCCTGGTCTGGGAAAACTGGCAGAAATTCCAGGGCGAGCAGGACAAGCCGGGCGACTCCATCGATTATCTCGTTCCCATCATCCGTTCAATCCAGAGTGGATATCCGGTCGGCGGGATCTACGATCACATGGGTCTTCCTACGGTCGGTCAGCTCAGCCCCGGGCTGTTCGTGGAGCATTCGGCGCTGCCTCTTCGGGCTTATAACCTTGTGTGGAACGAGTGGTTCCGCGATGAGAATTTGCAGGACTCTTTGGAGGTACCGACTGATGACGGCCCAGACCAAGCAAGTAATTATGCCCTCGTCAAGCGAGGCAAGCGGCACGATTACTTCACTTCTGCCTTACCATGGCCACAGAAAGGGCCTTCTGTCCCGTTGGCGCTCGGCGGTACTGCCCCCGTCGTCCCGTCCTCCACGGGCGCTCGTCCACTCTTTCAAGGTGCCGCGGGTGGAACAACGGCTGGTTCTCTTACTTTTCAGACAACGGATTTCAACGTGGCATTTGACAACGGCTCGCTCGTCAATAATGAGCCGCTTATGTGGAATGATCCCCAGTTGGTTACTGACCTTGGCGCCGCCACGGCGGCGACAATCAATCAGCTCCGACAGTCCTTCCAGATTCAAAAGGTGCTTGAGCGGGATGCTCGAGGCGGTACGCGCTACACGGAAATCGTCCGGGCACACTTCGGCGTCCTCTCCCCCGATGCGCGGCTCCAAAGGCCGGAATACCTCGGCGGCGGTACAACGCGGATCGCGGTCAATCCAGTTGCCCAGACGTCCGCTACGGCATCTTCGGGCACGGAAACGCCGCAAGGTAACCTTGCCGGGATCGGTACGTTCGCAGGCGGTCACCATGGTTTCTCGCAATCCTTCACGGAGCACGGGATCATCCTTGGGTTGATGTCTATTCGGGCGGATCTCTCCTACCAGCAAGGGCTACGCAAAATGTGGTCGAGGCGGACTCGGTATGATTTCTATCTGCCTGCCTTCGCTGCACTCGGCGAGCAAGCGGTGCTTCGCAAGGAGATCTACTGTACCGGCGACACGGCGAACGACGATGCGGTTTGGGGCTATCAGGAGCGATGGGCCGAATATCGTTATAACCCGAGTGAGGTAACGGGCCTGTTCAAGTCCACGTCGGCTAATAACCTTGACGTTTGGCATTTGGCTCAACACTTCACGTCGGCGCCTACGCTGTCGTCTACCTTCATTCAGGATTCCCCCCCTATTGAGCGGATAACGGCGGTCGGTGCGGAAGCGGCTGGTCAGCAATTCTTGGTGGATCTTATGTTCTCGTCCATCGTGTCCAGGCCCATGCCGATGTACAGCGTGCCTGGTTTGATCGATCACTTCTAACATGGGCATCTTCTCATCGATAAAAGACGCCGTTAGCGGCGTCTTCGATTGGGGCAAAGAGAATCTCGGTACCATCGGGTCGATGGTCGGGAATTACTTTTTCCCTGGTTGGGGTGCCCTCGCCGGGAAGGCGCTCGGTGATGGGATGGGCGGAACGGACGAGGAGCAAACATCCGATCCGTACACCTCGGGTAACTCCGAGGCTACAGGTAACTGGTGGTCGGGTATTCCGTGGGGCGACTTATCGAAGGGAGTCTTCTCTGCTGCGTCGGCGGCGGCTCCTCTTGCCTCCGGTTGGCTTGGCTACCAGGGACAGCAGTCTGCTAATGAGCAAAATGAGCGGCTCTTCAACACGTCCTTGAGCTGGCAAGAATGGCAGAACTCGCTTAACCGTAACCTAACTACTGATCTGTCTAACACGTCGTGGCAGCGTGGCGTTGCGGACATGAAAAAGGCCGGGATCAATCCGATGTTGGCCTTCCAGAAAGGTGGTGCTAGCTCTCCTACTATCGCCGGTTCCGGCGGTGCTTCTGCTCGTATGGAAAACGCGCTCGGCGCGGGTGTTAACTCTGCTCTGTCGGCGGCGTCGGTTGCCGCGCAGGTGAAAAAGATGGAAGCGGAGACTGAATACACTCAGGCTCACACTCGTCTAACCGAGGCACAGTTGCCTAAGGTGGAAGCGGAAATTGGCCAGTTGCATTCCGCGACTGAATTAAACAAAAATCTCTATGACAGGGCGCATTTCGAGATTAAGAAAATCGTTCAGGAGCTCGACCTCATCGACGCGAACACTCAGTTGAGCATAGCGGAGAAAGAAAAGCGGGTTCAGGAGACGTACAACGTCGCGTATCAACGGCTGGAGATTATCGCCCGTACTAAAAACATGTCTGTCCAGACCTTGTTGTCGCAGCTGGAGGTTCCGAAAGCGGAGAATATGTCCAAAGCGGAAGAAAGCTGGTGGAAGCGTAAAGTCGCGCCTCTGCTCGATGACATTGGTAAGGTGCTTAACTCTGCCTCGACGGTCAATCAGATGCGTCCGCGAGGCGTCAGTTCTACCACTACCACTCAGCACTATCGCGGCGGTTCAACGACCACTACTACCGGGAGACGGTAATGCCCTACGTTCGCAGCTACTACAATTACGACCGTGACCAGGCCACTCGCGAGACGGGCCTGGATTGCTCAGACGCGGTTGATCGTGCGGAACAGCATCACAAAGAGGAGTGCGATATAAACACTCTCATTCAACGTTTCGGCCTTGGCCATGTTCTACCTGAAAGTCTTCGCCTACCTCAATACGGTGATTTCCTTCACATTTCTAACTATCACGAAGCGCTTAACCAGATCGCTGTGGCTAGGGAAAACTTCGAGTCCCTACCAGCAAATTTGCGCGATCGTTTCTCTAATGATCCAGGCCGATTCATAGACTTCGCACTCTCGCCGGATAACCGCGCTGAACTGGAGTCCCTAGGACTCGTTAAAAGGGCCGTAGAGCCTTCGGTGGTGGTTCAAGCTACTACCCCGCCACCTACCCCTCAAAAACGCCTCCAGGGCGCTCCTGTTGACCAGGAGACCCCCTCGGCGTAGAGTTATCCACGGGCCGGCCCGAGGGGATTCCCTAAAATCCCCGAAAAAGGGCCGGCCGGTGGGTAACTCGATTCTCAACTAGGCGGCTAATTATTTCTCCCCTCTTCACAATCCTTGACAAAACCGCCTCGGCAACATTACATTCCTTGTTGTTAATGTTGCCAGATGACACCAGTCATCTATCTCAGGAGCTAAGGCCATGTCCCCTCTTCGTCGGCGTCCTCAATCCAAGCGTCGGGCAGCTCGCACAATTCGGCGGCATTCTCGCCGTACCAAGTCGATTAATCTCAGAGGTGCGGTCGCGCGCGGCGGGATTCGGATGTAGGTATGGCCTGCTACTATCCCCAGACGGTGTTTCAGGCTGCCTGGGGTGGTCCTGTCTCTTGGGTCGAGCAGAATCACCATGCTAAGTCTTTCGAGATTCCCTGCGGTCGCTGCATAGGTTGTCGCCTTGAGCGTTCCCGAGTCTGGGCTGTTCGGATCTGCCACGAAAACCAGCTACACAAACACGGTGCCTTCGTCACCCTCACTTACGATGATGAAAAGCTCCCCCCTCTGGGTTCTCTTGATCGTCGTGATGTTCAGCTCTTCCATAAGCGGCTGCGTAAGGTATTCCCGAGTAAGTCGATTCGCTACTACTGCGCCGGTGAGTACGGCGAGCAGCTCTCAAGGCCCCACTATCACGATCTCTTGTGGGGAACCCATTTCAACGATTACCGGCAGGTAGCCGGTGCCGGTTCTCACGCGATCTACACCTCCCCCACTCTTCAAAAGCTGTGGGGATTAGGTAATGTCTACGTCGGCGAGATCAATTTCGAGTCTGCCGCGTATGTCGCTAGGTATTGCGTTGATAAGGTCAACGGTGACCTTGCCAAAACCCACTACGCTGTTATCGATTCCGCTACGGGCGAAGTGCTCGGCTATCGTGAGCCGGAGTTCGCTTTAATGTCTCGTAAGCCGGGTATCGGCGCAGGTTGGTTGGATAAATATCAGCGGGATGCTTACCCCAGAGGTATGGTCGAAATGAACGGTAAGCTGTCCCCTACTCCACGGTACTACGATAAGTTGTGGAGCAAAGAAAACCCGGATCTCCATGAAGCCATGAAAATGGATCGGGAGGTCCAGGCCTACGCTCGGCGGGAGGAAAATACTACCGAACGTCTGGCGGTCAAAGAGCACGTCAAGCGTGCTCACCTTAAACTCAAACAGAGGCATCAAAAATGAAATTCGAAATCGTTGCGGTCTATGACAATGCGGTGCAAGCCTACGGGCGCCCGGTCTTTACTGCTGCTAAGGGTGTGGCGATTCGTTCCTTTACTGATGAGGTTAACAACCCTCAGTCGGAAATGAATAAACATCCTGGCGATTACTCGCTCTACTACCTTGGCTCTTATAACGAGGAGGATGGTTCGTTCGATACCGTCTACCCTCCGGAAATGTTGGTTCCTGCTACGCACGTTTTTACTAAAGGGGTGCAAT